GCGCCTTATATCACCGCGTAAAAAGGAGATTAACAACCCGTCAGGGTTATACATCCGCTTCTTCCGACCTCGGGGAACGATCACATAGTCAGAGATCACGAGCTTTGGGGGATCCGCAATCCAGCGCCTGTAAACAGGACTCTGGAAACGTTGCGAATACCTTAATCTCCCGCAATATGCTAGAGGTAATCGAATCCCGGCATCCATACCCTCCCACAGTGGAACACACTGATTAGGTGTGCGCTGAAGGAGGTACTGGACACTATGCCTTAGAGGGATACCACTTCTGGCGGTCCATAAGTTTAGGCTGTTTACAGCAATACAGCGATCCTGTGGCGTCCGCAGCCGTTCTATGTAGACCGGACGGACATTTCTACCTTTAAAGTAGTCAGCACCACAAGACTCGCGGAATGGACCTTCGAGAAAGGTCTTGTTGCTATTGACTTCAAACCCTAGCAAGGCTAGGCAACGGAGCACAGTACGCGAGACTTTCGTCTCGACGATTATGTCGTCACCATACACTGCAAAATTAGGGAGTGAATCTAAAGTACCGAATCGCGGATAAACACCGCACATCCGATAACTCGCAACTACACATGCCGTGAAGAGTAACGTCTGCAATGGGAACGTAAAACCGTTCCCCATCGTAGAAATCATCTCAAGGTTGACCCAGCTGCCATCAGGCAATTGTGTCTGCGGTGACCTCATAAGATTCAGCCAAGCGACGAAGTCGCGAGGGAAAATTTCTGAGACCATCGTATTAGATAACGAGTCAGAAGCCGACGCCAAGTCGATCGTTACGAACGACCCAGTACGGCTTCCTATACGTGCTAACCTCTGATTTACAGATTGCTGGCGGGACAGGTCGATTCCGACCTTCCTTTTTAAGCGTTCTGCTAACCAGTCACCAAGACCGAGCTGATAAAACATATTCAGCCCAGGCTCTGTACAGATAGTACGGCAAATGTCATTCGTCTTAGGTACGAATCCTAGACGGTTACCTTTTACAATTGAGGGGCGACCATAACTATACGAGCGTAATATTTCAGCCCGTCTATAGCGATCATCAACCTCAAAGTGACGTTTCCAAACGTCATAGAGGCATTGCTTTGTGCATGATATCCGCGACGAGAAGAGCTTCGAATAGAAGTCCTCTCCCGTCGCCAAGAGGCTGGCACCAGGTCCCGTACGCCCACGTTGGAGGATATCCCCCAATGTGAGTACCGGTAACTTACGGTTATCCAGCAAGAAGTGGTAGATGAAGCTTTTAATTTCACCCACCAGTTCGGAATCTCGTACATCCTCGCAATGAAGCCTGTAAGCACCACAGCGGTCGTTAACCGCAAGGAACTTCTTCAGCGTAAGCGCCTCAGCATCCGCTCGAACATTACTCACGTACTTTTTGAATACGTGGTTCGACAACGCATTTGCTGCAAAGCGCTCCACATTACTACCTCCGCCGAGCGAATAGTAGTTCAGGTCCTCTAGAAGGCATAATTTCAACTCATGAGGGAAAACTCCACTCGAGTGTCGAAGAATACTCATTGCGAATCACGACTGCAAGTCGTAGCTAATCTGAATCAAGAGCAAAAGGTGGGAGTTCAAGTCCATTAAGATGGATCTGTACTCTTTTTCCGTATATGCATCCTTAAAGACACGATGTCTAAATAGGTAGCTACGGAATCCTTCGTCCTCGATCAGACGCAGCAAAAGTGCAGCGCGAAACTTCCCTTCGTCTACCTCATAATTCATAGGTATAACGAAAGCAGAGTCAACAGGGACACCAGCTGTTGGCGCATCATCTGAAACGTACCAATCGGTGCGTTCCAAAATAACGGTTGCCTCAAGATGAGACAACACAGGCTGACTTTCGTCAGTCGTGGCAGTTGATGTGTTAAACTCTACTCCAGGGGCTCGATTATCTAGACACTTGTTCATAGAAATATCCTTTTGCCTAACGGCAAATAAGTAACCTCATTACGACACGGAAGGATTTCCATGCCATAACGAAAGCTACGGACAGACGGGTAAACATAGGACCTCCACTGGGGAAGCCCCAGTGCGTTCTCTTAGAACACCCCGCTAACGAGCGTATCACCAATTCCAGCAGACTGCTGGGTTTGGGCCCCGATATGCAATGAGACCATTGCGCGAATCTCGCTCGGGCTTACTGTATCCGTGCCAGCAGCGATCGAATAGATCGTTTTCGCTGAGCATGCGACAGGAGCTTGCCCGGTCAAGGGGATCGCGCCCTTCACAGTCTTAAAGAAATACTCATTTCTCGGGATACTGCGAAGGACACCCGTTACTGGGTCAATGACCGAAAGTCCCTTTAGGACCTTCGGCTTGACGAACAGCATCGTGAAGGGACTCGACACGGACGAGACAGTCACTCCAGCCTGGGTACCGCCTAATGCGGTAACAGCCCACTGGCGACCGTTATTGTCCGGTGCGTTGTCCAAAACATGAGTGTATGTCGGAGCGGTGAAACCCGTTTGGGCCGCACCGGTGACAGGTGATGTAACATTGACAGTCATAATGACCTCAGATGAGAAAGGTTAATGGAGACCTCCTACTAAACTCTTGTGCAGAGACAGGGCCGATGCAAGGTTCGCTATTCTACGTGGTGATTTGAATTTATCAGACCACTGAAGCGTAGGGAGCTGACCGAAATCGGGAGTCCGATCCAGTTCAAAAGTTTCATAAGAGGAGATACAGCCAGAGCCTCCGTGTCTGCGGTAACCACTTAAGCCTTGCAGTAAGGCGCCACCCGGCAACCAAGCCGAGAAGGATTTATACGACCTAGTTAGAGTCATACAAACCCACGCTAATTCTGCAAGACCAAATGATGCGGCAGAGATCACGCTTCCAAGATTGGAAACGTAATCAAGAGCCCACGACCATGGAACCAGTTCGTACATTGTCGGTAACCACTCCCTCAGGGAAAAGCCCCAAAGGTTTGCGTTTACCGAGGTTCCGGACTGACCTGTCCTGACTAATACCGCGGCACTCAACTTGGCGTTGAATTCACATTCAACCCACTGTGTGAGAGGGCCACTAAGGTTAGAGCCAGGTATTGTATAATTTTCATTAAGCAACATAGGCGGAGTGGACAAGTTAAGCTTAAATGACCGGGTTACCGGTTCCACGTTTCGCGAAAACTTGTTCATGGCTTCGGACAGGGCTCGGGCGGCATTCTGTGCGTCAGAGACGACAGGAAACCACCCAAACTGAAGTTCAAGCCACATATTCCGTATATCAGGCAGCTTTACCGGACGATACCGACCCGACCTGCGTCTCCTCTTACCAAATTGATTCTGGTAATACTGAAGACTAAAGTCGAGCGCGTCCTTTATCGCTGTGGCCGAGTGGCGCACGAGATGAACAGCTTCACGGATCTCACCAAGGAAGGTGAGTCCGTCAAACTTGGTCTGCTTTTGTCGGCAGGCAAGTAGAAACTGCAGCTTGGCGTCATTGACAAAGGAGTTATAGTCATTAGCGAAGTAAGAGATGTTAGGAGAAGCATCAGGCGGGAGCAACAAGTCCCCGTCGATCTTCTCTATAACAACTTTTGGCTGACCGAAGAAAGTAAGGGTGCGTTCTACGAACGCAGACCCACTACCTTCTCGGTAAGTCTTCGCACGAACCGTATAGGGTGAACCAGCGGAAGTGCAGGCACGAATCTTTTCGTGATAACCTGCAACACCGATGCCCGACTTTACATCGTTCCACGTATAAATGTTGCCCGCGTGCCGATTTACAATCGGATCACCGTGAGCATCGAACGCAGTACGATCATAAGCTTGGGCCTCAGCACGCTGAGCCACTACCTTGGTTCCCATGACATCTCCTGAGAGAGTGTTCCTACACGCACAATATGTGCACG